CTTTGCTCCCATCTACATTTATGTTTTCTAAAATCTTCTGCTTCTTCTTCTGTGCCGTATAATAAATGTGTACCCCAACTATTTATAGTAATTAACCAATAATTTTTATCAGGTGTTTGTTGTTTATTGTTTGTCATAGTTTGTTGTTTATTGTCCATATCCCAAATCTTTTTTAACTTTTTCTTGATTGGATTGACGCTTGGAATATTTTTCACCACGCAGTTCAACAAATTCTTCCTGAACCCTTCTCCGCATCCGTGTAATGGTGTCCGAGGATGTTAGTTTCCCAAATGCCATCAGTTTGAAGAATGTTTGTGTTGGGGTACTTGATGCGGGATAGCCGTGGGCTTCCATTTCAAGTTTCCAGAACCACGCCACCAATTGTTGGTCGTTGTCTTTGAAGTCGGAGTATTGGGTTAACAACTCAATCACCGTTTTTTTAATGTCCATTTTCATTTGTCTTTGATTTTAAGATTAACGCCATTTTTGTGGCTTTGTCCAAGGTTTCAATTGCCGTTGGGGATGACATCAAATGATCCACGATGCTTCCCACCTGGCGGTGTTTGTTTTCGTTTTCAATGTTTCGTTTTATGTGTGCGTTTTTGCGTTGTTCAAAATCGTACAACCATTGTTTCATGGTATCGTATTCCACCAAATCCGCTTCGTACATTTTATGTTTGGTTACAAAGTCATAACCGATTTTCAGCAATACCAATGACAATCGCGAATCGGCATCGTGTTCCCAATATGCCTTGATAAAATCGTTTTTCAAATGCTTCAATGTGGTGATGCCTTGTTGGTAAACTTCTTCATCCGTGTACACCACCTCGGCGGGGGCTTTTTCAAACGGATTGTACCTGGGTACTTTCACATCCTTGATAAACCGATTGATGATGTTTGTGAGAAATACTGCGTTGATTTTTTTAACGCGGTGAATGTCCGACATCGAACCAATCAAATACGCATCAAATGCCTTTTCAAATAAAAGGAAGTGATAACGGGAATAAGTTTGTTTGAGCAAATCCACGATTTCTTTCATGGCTTCGTTTGGTTCAATATCGCCCACCCGAACCAATTTGTCAATGGCGGTGGCAATTTCAATGTCCGTTAGGTCGTAAACCCATTGTTTATTTGTCATGGTGTAAATATATTATCTAAATTGATCCAACCAACTTCCCTTATTTTCCACACTCTGTTGATAAGGTAGTTCATCGTTCCATCGTTCTTGTGAAATGTAAGTTGCGAAATGCGGGATAAAATCCATTTTTTCGGCCTTGCGGTGGCTTTGTATGTAATTTGGTACATGGTTAATAATATGCAACCGATTGGTTTCAGTTAATCGCTTAAATCGCTCGTATGCAACTTTCTTTGGGCCAACCTTTGTGTATGCAATCCAAACTTGTTCAAATTGTTCTTTGATTAAGTTATTATCTACTTTCTCATTTACAATTTCAATTTCATTTTCATTTTCATTTTCCATATGTAGAACATATGTTTTTGATGTGATTAACATATCTTCTTTCTTTTTCCTATTATTCCTTCTTGATTCGGAATACGCTTTACGCTTATCAACTTCTTGTTCCAACCTGGGATTAAAATAGTTCCCCGCCTCATCGCGTTCAAACTTTTCAAAGATATCTGCATCATGTGTGCCACATATCTTTAACATATCTTTTTCGCTCAATCTACCTTTTTGGTGTTGGGCGCACATTAATCGTATGAATTTGCCAACTTGCTCATTGTCCATGAACATCGTGCCAGTTAGGAAGTCACTTGAATAGAATAAAAATGCTGGATCTTTTGACATAAATTAAAACCCCAAACAATTGATGGCGGTCGCAGTGCCAAAAACTGAATGGGGTTGTAAAGATTTTTCAAAGTTATCTGCGACATAACTGTAATACACCACGAATATACAAAAATGAACTATATTTGCAAAGTCCTTTTTGTTATTTGTCATATCAATTGGATTGGGGGGCGTCATTGCCCCCTTCCTTTTTAAGTTGGTACAACGCTATCATCGCCACGAATAAAAATCCTAACCCCATTCCACCCGCGATGATTTGGGCCATGATTGGATAATGCACAATGCAATACCCATAAGCCAATCCCAGAACGATTGTAGTAAATACGATTAGGATGTTTTTCATTTTACGGCTTTGATTAAAATTGAATCTTCGTTGGAAACATACTGTGCGGGTTCGTACACCTCGCCCGTTTGCTCGTTTAGGAACAAACCTTTGTTCATGTTCTTGTAGGCCATTTGGTGCAGTTTCTCGCGTTCCTTTAATGCGTTTTTGAGTTCCACAACCTGGGGGATGTGGTCGTATGAATAACGCCCCGCACCCGCTTTTCGTGTTATCTCATAACCACAATACACTTGCCCGTTCCATTTGGATGCTTCGTTCAATGCCAATGGTTTGATTTGGTCTTGGAAATTCTTGATGGTATCGGCAAGTTCTTTCAACTCGATGTGGAATTGAAGGGGGCAATAATTACCGCCCCCAACTTCCAACATTGTATCGCTCAATGTTTCAATCATGTGTTTCATACGAATCTAAATTTAACGATGTTTCGGTTTGTGTTTTGAACGCGAACCACATCAATGAAACCACCCTTTTCGTACATCTTCAACCAATTTGATAACTCGCTGACTTGATGCCTTGCCTGGATCTTGATGAATTCTTCATCGTAACGATACACCCATTCTTTTCCATAAAATCTTTGTACATCTTCCATGAAATCACGGGTTGATTGGCGTACCCTCCAACCACGGGTTTGTTTGGGTTTGTGTCCTTGAAACAATCGGTTCAAAATCTCCGATGCTTGTTTCAATGTGGCCAACTCCTCCTCTGTGAATTGGCCAAATAATTGTTGTTGTGTCATATCTTGTTATTAAAATGGTAAATCATCGCTTCCTTTTGCGATTGGTTTGTATTGTGATAAGGTGTCGGTTCCAGTCAAAACATACTGTTCAAAGATTTGGGCGTATGCCAATACTTCGTGCAACTTGATGTCGCCATTGATGGCTAAATCCCCCGCAACTTTTAACACGCTCATTCTCATGATGTGTTTGCCCGTGTCGGGATCCTTGGGTTTCGGGGCTTGGAATCCACCACCCGAAAATCCACCTTGTTGAACCTCGGCGGGTTTACACTTGTAATAAATTGTGCCTTGGTATTCCCGATCCGTTAACACATAGTCCACCTCCTGGCCCACCACAAACTTGGTTTGGTTTTGGGTTTTGGCGTTGTACTCGGCCACATCTCCGTTGGCGAATGAAATTTGAAATTTGTACAACATACCATACTGGCCGTTGTAAGTTCCGTTGGCGGTTACATTGGTTACCGCACTTCTTTTGTTTTGTTCCATGATATTTGATTTGTTAGGTTGTAATTTAGTTTTTGTAGAATCTCAAATTGCTTTTCCATTGATAACCCGTTACGCTTGAATTGAAATTTCCATGTGGTAACTGTGTAATAATTGGTTTGTAGTAATTCGGATAACTCTTTGTTTGATTTGCTGAATACTTCGTTTAATGCTTCGTATGTTGTCATAAAATTAAAATGGTAACTTTTGTCGTATGCCTATCGATTGCCCGATGTTATACAACCAGGTCGGATTTTCCATTTCCATCGTTACATAACCACTAAATGGGGTTGCAGTGGATAATGCTTCATTGGCTTGTACATATTTCCGTTCAATGATGGTTATTTTGGTTTTGTAAATTTCATCGTTTTGAACTAACTCAACGAATTGTTCCATCTCCGTACCGAAGATAAAATGCATTGTGAATGTGAATTTCATTTGTCGGCCCTCCCTTTGTACATTCTGCGTTGAACTAACATTTGGGTGAACTCATCAAATTCGGGGATAATTTCATCGCGTTCAAATTGGTAGGGCTTGGCTTCCTCCATGTTTTGGAAACGCTTGGAATTGCGTTTGATACAATGCCACGCATACATCACCGCAATGGTGATGGGCGTTAAAATGATTAGGTAGATTAAATCCATGTCGTTTGTCATATTGTTCCACAAATATACATTTGAAATTTCAAATTCCAAAACATTTGATGAAAAAAGAAAGGGAAATAAATCCCTTTTCTTTGTGAATGGCCTTAATCCTTTGTGAGTGACTGCAACATGGCAATCAATTTTGGGCATGGGTACACATCCGCTTTGTCTGGGCGAACTGAATTGTGTGTGTAAACGCCAGGTTCATTCTTCAATGCCCGTTTAGTTACCGCCCAAATATCTTCGTTGTATTCCAATGGGATGCCGTATTTGGTTGACCATAACACCAACAAATCCTTGATGGATGCGATTTGTTCATCCGTATATGAATGCCACAATTTGTATCCTTTGTACGCAGTTGGAAGTTCAGTCACTTGATCACTTGGTATTTCACCACCCACATAGTTATAATACTTTGTGCCTTTCTTGGTCAACGGACCCCAGTTGCAAACCTCAATACCAATGGATGTTCTATCCAAAGGAAGGTAAGGGCAACCATGCCCCATGAAATGCTTTGTTCCTAACCCTAAATGATAAGCCCAATACTCGCTTCCAAATCCTTGCACAATTGTTCCATCCGTACTGATGGCAACACAAGTGGCAACCTTGTTGGCAACCTTTTCCCAATAGGCAAAGGTTTGTTCACCGCTTCCGTTTCCCGCCGTGTGGTGTAAATACACCTGGGTTTTCTTCACCGCTTCACGGTTGTACGCTCTAAATGGTACTTGTTTAATTTTCATCTTGTTTTTTACTTGCCCCAAAATAGAATGATACAACCATAGTCACAATGGATGTTACCCCACCCGCAATGGTAAAATAAATGTCTTTTTGATCCGTTGGGAAATCCCAAAAGATAATTGAAAATAGAATGGCATAACTCAATGCCAAAATTAGGATGGCAACAATGCCCGTTACATTTGCTTTAAATCTGTCCATTATCCTTGACCCACACTGGGCTTTTTTGATTTGTGTTTATTGATGTGCTTGGTGTGTCTGCCCAACTTCTTCTTGGGTTTTACACGAAATGTCGTTGTGTTGGTTGCCTTTGCCATTACAGTCCGTTTAGTTTTAGCATATTGTTCAAACTCACAGTGTCCATGTCCGCAATGGCCGTATCAACACCCATGAACATCATGGTCTTTGCATACTTTTCCGCCTTGGCTTCCGCCTGGGCCACTTCCTTTTTTAACGCTTCCTTTTCTGCAACCTTTGATTCAACCATCTTTGCATTCATCGTTTGAGCCATTTTCGTGCATTCTCCCGCACTTTCAATGTTTTTTGATACCTTGGTTAGCAACGCATCAATTTCGTCAATTGTAGGGCTTTGTTTAGCGTCGGCGATTGTGAACACATAACCAGTGATAAACAATGCACTAAATACGATTAAAAGATTTTTCATAGTTTTTTCATTGTTTGCATGATACGAATTTCGGTCATGGCACTTGCCAAACACGAATCCGACTTTTTAAGGGCATAACTCAATTTGTCAATCTTGACATCCAACGCCTCAATCTTTGCATTGGCTTTTTCAATTTGTTCTTTGTACCCCGAACGCAAATCAATATAAAGATACCCCACAGCCAACAGCATACAAAAAGCAACGGCAGCAACTGGGTTCTTACGAAATTGGTCAAAATTGACGGGCAAAGCATTTTTCGGGGCGGTCATTAGATTACGGGATCGGGAATTACACAATATGGTGAATCGGGAAACTTGGCACAATACCCAACCAGGTACAAATTGTCATCACCGCTGAATGTGTGTATACCCATCGGGTCGGGCCATACCTCAAACGGGGCAAAACTTGCGGGGGGTTCTGAATAGAAAAGAATGTCTACCGCCCATTTGTCGGACTGCTTAGTGCAAACGGGTTTGTCATCCACTTGCCCCCACTCTAAACAAATAAAACCAATTTCAACAACGGCACAATTAACCCAAGTCGTTGTTTCCGTTCCGTCGGGTGTGGTTATTGTTGTTTCTATTAACTTGCGAAGGGTTGCCCATTGTGTAGGGGTGAACTCGAATTTCAAAAAGGTTTTCATTTTAGATAGTTGTTAAGGATGCAAGTTCTGCGTTTGTTAGGCGGGTTGGAAAAATAACTGATTCCTTAATTGATTGACCATTGCCGTATGACGCTATTTTGCTCAATGTATGTGCAAAAGTCAAAGAAGCAGATGATGTGGCGGACTGCGTTCCGTTAATGTAAATTGCCATATCATTGTTTTTGTATGCTACGGCAATTTTTAGATTTGATACACTTGTACTATTATATGTAAATCCAAATATCCCTACACTATTGCTTCTTATTTCAATATAAACACGACCATCAATGCTAGGTTCTGGAATAATAAAAATGCCCGTTCTATAAATAGTCGCATCCCCATCATCTACGGCAAAATATCGGTCATAAGATGATGTGATATAATTTCTATTAATATCAATAAATATAGTTCCCTCCGTCTGCCCAATCAACGAACTAATCCCCGTCTTATAACAAGCATCCGCCACCCTTGTGGCACTTGATGATGTGGTACTTATATAACTTGTCGCGTAACTTCCCATTGTCTTAGTTGTTTAAATATGACCATTTTTTATTTGCTGACTTGTTGCCGTACTTAATAGCAAGACGGACG